CTTCAGAAAAACAATGGGCAACTTATTTGTTTTCACAAGGTTCAATGATAGGACTATCAGAAAAACTACTACACCAATTTGTAGAGTATATGGCCAATAGACGTATGAAGGCCATTGGTTTAAATCCTGTTTATGATACTAAGATAAATCCATTACCTTGGGTAGATCATTGGTTGAATAGTAAAGGTCAACAAAATGCTCCGCAAGAAACAGAAATAGAAAGTTATGTTATTGGTGGAATTAAACAAGATGTAACTAAAGATCAATTTAAAAAGTTTAAACTATAATGATTACTAAACAAACAAAAACTTGTCCTTCCTGTCAAACTAAATATGTAATAGCGTGGAACAACGAGATACACGAAATGAATCCAATTACGTGTCCATTTTGTAGCCACGAGATAGATGAGGAAACTAGTGAAACAGATAACGACAGTTGGGATTGATTTTAGTTTAAACTCTCCAGCCATTTGTGTAAGTGATGGTAGTTTTAAATTTGAAGATTGTAAATTCTTTTACTTAACAAGTAAGAAGAAACATATTGGTAATATGATGAAGAATATATTAGGCACAGAACATACTGAATATAAAAATCCTATAGAACGATTTGAAAATCTATCAAGTTGGGCATTAACAATCATAAACAAATTAACAGATCCTAAAATCTTTATAGAAGGTTATTCTTTTGGAAGTAAAGGTCAGGCCGTATTTCAAATAGCAGAAAACGGTGGAATATTAAAGTATAGATTAAAAGAATATAATTATAAGATATTAGTTCCAAGTGTTATTAAAAAATTCGCTACAGGCAAAGGTAACGCAGATAAACAAAAGATGTATGAACAGTTTACAAAAGATACTAATACAAATCTTATAAAAACGTTTGATATACCTACACTGAACAATCCGGTTACAGATTTAATAGATGCTTATTATATTGCTAAAAAAGGTTATGAAGATATTAACAGCGAAAAATAGATTGCCTGATATAGAAACACAGGTTGAACAATTAAATGTTAATGATATTATGTTTATACCTGATTTAAAGTGGATGGAAAAAAGAAAAAAACCTTTGTATGAAAGTTTAGAAAAAAATGGTATGATATATCCTATAATAGTTACTTCATTGGCTTGTTATTGGCATCAGGAAAGAAACAACTGGCCTAAAGATGAAAAGGGTAATTTTAAACAAGGTATGGCTTGTACGAATGGAAATAAAAGATTATTATATGCTAAAGAAAATAACTATGATAAAATAGAAGCGTATGTAGTAAAAAATAAACACGAAAGAGATGCTATAATCGTAAATACTTATATGCATCCTACAGGATATCCAAAATGAAAAATGTAAAAGGTTGGCAGTTACCAGAATGGGATACCCATTTTGAAAAAATGTTAAAAGAAGTAAATGGAAAGTACGAATATCAGTATGCTCAAAGACAATATGCTTTATCATATGTAAATAATTTTAATTTGAATGCATTAGATATAGGAAGTAATATAGGATTTTGGTCTGTTGAACTATGTAATAAATTTAAACACGTATATGCTTTTGAACCACACCCAGAAAATAATGAATGTTATAAAAAGAATTTAAATCAATATAATAACTATACTTTATATGAGATCGCTGTGTCAAATGTAAGTAATAAAATATTAGAATTATATGTATCACCAGATGAATGTGGAAATGCAAGTTTAAATAATTTTGGTGTAATGGAGGGTACGACAGATAGAAAAATAGAAGCAGTTAGTTTGAAAACTATATCAGTAAAAGTAGAAAAGATAGATGATTACAATTTAAAAGATATTGGTTTTATTAAAGTGGATTGTCAAAACCACGAACAAGAAGTAGTAGAAGGAGCTATACAAACTATAGACAAATATAGTCCTGTGTTATGTTTAGAACTTCCTGTAAGAAATAAAAAGGAAATAGATTATAGAAATAATATGATAGAATATTTAAAAAAATATAATTATATATTAAGAGGCTCTTCAGGTAAAGAAACATTATTTACTAGGTAATATGAAAATTTTAGTTGTAACATCATTTAATAGTTCATTGTATTCTCAATATGCACATAGATTTATTGAAACTTATAATTGGCCTTTTGATTTACAAATATATTCTGAAGATTCAATACCAAATGTTAAAACTATAAACATTTTTGAAAATGTACCAGAATGTAAAAAATTTATAGAAAGAAACAAAACTAAAATAGTTAAAGATTTTACACGTGACGGTATAAGATTTTGTTATAAAGTATATTCATATACACATTGTATTTTAAATAATGATTACGATGGTATTATAGGTATAGATGCTGACAGTGTTTTCTATAAAAATATAGATATAGAATGGATAAAACAAAATATACATAGAGACGATTCAATGATAACTTATCTAGGAAGACCTAATTACTCAGAATGTGGTTTTTTATATTTTAATATGAAGCATCCATTTATAAAAAAATATGCAGAAGAAATGCAAAAATGTTATAATGAAGATTTAATATATAATGAAAAAGAACAACACGATAGTTATATATGGGATTTAGTAAGAAAAAAATTTGAACTTAATTATGATGTAAAAAATTATAATATAGGTGACAATAAAGTAGGACACGTACAAGCTAGATCAATACTAGGAACAATATATGATCATACTAAAGGTCCTACAAGAAAACAACTAGGAAAAAGTCCGGAGGCTAGAATATGATAAACATTTTTATAGGATACGACAGTAAAGAAAAGATAGCACATCACATACTATCAGAAAGTATATTAAGACATAGTACAAAACCTGTGGCCATAACACCAATATACTTACCAAATATTAAAGATGACTTTGTAAGAGAAAGAAACAATCTATCATCAACAGAATTTTCATTTAGTAGATTTATTATACCTCACCTTATGAACTATCAAGGTTGGGCTTTGTTTATGGATTGTGATATGTTAATGATGGCTGATATTGCAGAACTATGGCGACTAAGAGATGACAAATATGCCGTTCAAGTATGTAAACACGATTATACACCTAAAGATGAAACAAAATTCTTAGGTCAAGTACAAACAAAATATGCAAAGAAAAACTGGTCTAGTTTTATGTTAATGAACAATAAGAAGTGCACCACATTGACACCTGACTATGTAAACAAGGCTAGTGGTTTAGAATTACACCAGTTTAAATGGCTAGAGAATGAAGAATTAATAGGTTCATTACCATTAGAATGGAATTGGTTAGTAGGTGAGTATCCTTATAAGAAAGAAGTGAAGAATGTGCATTACACAGATGGTGGACCATATTTTGAACAATACAATACTTGTGATTATTCAAGTGAGTGGTATAACATTTATACAAATACTGTTAAAATTGAAATCAAAAAATGATTTATGGGTTTGGCACTAGAGAAGTAACTAATACTATAGTAAAAGCATTTTTAAATAATGAAATTCAATACGGTGCAAAATACTTTCCAGAGTATAAAAATGTTTTACCTTTTGAAAAATCACAATGGTTAGGGTTTGATAAAGATGTATGGATTTCTAAAAAAATACCTATAGCTGTTGTGGGTATACTTAGAGGTATAGAAGAATTATTATGGGAGGCAAAAAACAATAATATAAATTTTTACTATTGTGACCATGCATATTTTTATAGGTCCGACGAACATAGAACTCATAGTGTATTAGGAGATAGATTTTATAGAGTAGTTATAAATCAGGAAAACTTAAATTATATAACAGAATTATCTTCAGAAGATAAAGTGAGAATAGAAAAATATAAAAGTAAAATGCCAATTAATTATACTAGATTTATACCTAACACTTTTAGAAAAAACAGATCAATTATATTATGTCCACCATCCGAAGCTTTAGACAGATATTATAATTTAGGTGGTGTAGATAATTGGATAAAAAACACGTCTTTTGTAATATCACAATATTCAGATAGACCTATTATAGTTAGAAAAAAAGATTGTAATATTCCACTACAAGAACATTTAAACGAAGCTTATTGTATTGTCACATTTCAATCAACAATTGCCATACAAGCAATACTACAAGGCATACACTCTTTTTGTAGTGAAGTATCTTGCTGTATGCCAGTATCTTCAAATGATTTAAGACAGATTGAAACACCTTTTTATCCAACAAAAGATTTAATAGAAGAATGGATAAATAGTTTATTAGCTAATCAATTCTCTTTAAGTGAACTTAGAGATGGGTTAGCAAAAGAAGTTGTAAACAGATTACAACAAAGAAAAAAAATTAATTATGATTAAATGTCATTTTATGAATTGGACAAAATGTTTATCTCACCAGATATGGCCTGCTATATCTAAAGGTTGGCCTGATACAGATAAAACAGTAAATTTCTTTTGGGGATTGGGCGGCAATAATACTTCAAAAATAAAAGAATGTATAGACAATAAAGAAGAATGGTGGTATATTGATGTAGGATATTTAACAGAACAGATTGTAAGATATCCTGAACCTAGAATTATAAACAAAGACAAAACTTATTTCAGAATAGTAAAAGGAAAATTACACACTATACGTGGTAAAGTTGGTACAGGTCAAAGATTAATCGAATTAGAAAATAAAGGTATAGATGTACAATTTAAAGGGTGGAATACGGGTGAGACTAAACATATTTTATTATGCCCATCTTCACCTACTGTAACTTATCATATCAATGGTATAAGTCAGGAAGACTGGATACAAGAAGTAACAAATACATTAAAACAATTTACACAAAGAGAAATACGAGTAAGAAATAAACCAAGACCTGATAATCAATGGTGGGGAACAGATATTAAAAATGAATTTAAAGATTGTCATTGCCTAATAACTAATATGAGTTTGTCAGCCGTTGATGCAGTGATGAATATGGTACCTGTTATATGTCATACAGATAATATAGTATCACCTGTTGCTTCACACGATTTAAAGTTTGTAGAAAAACCTTTAAGACCAGGTCGTAAAACAATGCACGAGTGGTTAAAATATGTAGCTGAGAATCAATTTACTTTAGAAGAAATATCTAACGGAACAGCATACAAAACATTGAAGGAACAAGATATATGATAAATGTTTGTTGTGTATATTATGGTGACAAATATAAACCAGAGTATGTACAAAAGTTATATAATATGGTTAAGAGACATTTAACTATACCGTTTGAGTTTTATTGTTTTACTGATCACGTTAATTTATTTGATTTAGTTTATGGTAAGATTCATTTTAAATCATTTCCTAGATATGATATGGAAGGTTGGTGGAATAAATTACAACTATTCCATCCTGAAACAGGTTTAGATGGTGTAAATTTATATTTTGATTTAGATGTTGTTATATTAAAAAATATAGATTGTTTTGCTCAGCATGGCGATGAAAATTCTTTCTGTATATTAACCGACTTTAGTCAACCAACTTCAGTATTTAATTCTAGTATAATGAAGTGGAATAATAATAACGCATCTAAAATTATATGGGAAAAGTTTTTTTCAGATAGAATATCTTATAGAAAACAACCAGGAGATCAAAATGTAATAACAGAAATAATAAAAGATGATCCTTGTTTAAAATTGTTTCCTGATGATTGGACATTTTCTTATAAATGGTATAGTAGAGCTAACCCTAGATTTTCAAAAGACGCTTGGACATTTGAATTAGATCATAATGCAAAAGTTGCCGTGTTTCACGGTAAACCAGATCCTCACGAAGCAACACAACAATGGGTTATTGATAATTGGAAATAATATGATATACTTAGTAACAGGTGGAGCAGGATTTATAGGTCATAATGTAGTAAAAAATTTAGAAAATTTAGGACACAATCCTATTATAATAGATAATTTTACAGATTATGGTTTTATAGATAAGAAACAAATTTTATTTTTAAAAGAACAAAGATTAAAGAATATTCTATCACAAAAATATGATGTTGATATTAGAGATACTAAATCTTTAGAAGGTTTCTTTCAAAGAAATAAAATACACGGTGTAATTCATTTGGCTAGTTTTCCTAGACAAAAAGTTGTAAATAAAAACCCAGCAGCTGCATCAGAAGTTATGATAACAGCATTAATTAGTTTATTAGAACTATCAAAAAAATATGGCATATCTAAATTTACATATGTAAGTAGTAGTATGGTATATGGTAATTTTGTAAACAACGTCACAGAAAATTTTGATTGTAAACCACAAGGCCAGTATGGAATAATGAAATATCTAGGAGAAAAATTAGTACAAGATTACACATTAGATTTTGATTATACAATAGTTAGACCAAGTGCTGTTTATGGAGAAAAAGATGTTGAAGATAGAGTTATAAGTAAATTTTTTTCATCGGCAATGAATAATGAAATAATAAAAGTAAATGGACCTAATGAAGTATTAGATTTTACTCACGTGTCAGATACGGCTGATGGTATTACTAAAGCTGTTTTATCTAATAACTCTATAGATGAAATATATAATATAACTAGAAGTGATAGTAAACCTAGAACATTACTTGAAGCCGCTGAATTGATAATAAAAATAGTAGGTAAAGGTAAAATACAAATAAACGAAAGAGATAACGATTATCCTAAAAGAGGTATATTAAATATACAAAAGGCAAAAGAAGATTTAAACTATCAACCTAAAATTGATATTGAAGAAGGATTTGAAAGATATTATGACTGGCTACAAAATACCATTTAACGATTTAAAATCCCGTTATAAAAAAATATCAACTGTTATTGATAAATCATTACAAAAAGTTATTAATGATAAAGAATTTATCACAGGAAAATATACAAAAGATTTTGAAGAAACGTTTAGTAAATTTGTTAAAGCAGAAGATTGTGTTGGTACAGCAAGTGGTACAACAGCCCTTCAAATAGCATTAAGAACAATACAATCAAGTGGAAAAGAAATTATAACTACACCTTTAAGTTACATATCTACAAGTGAAGCAATACTAAATGAAAACGCCATACCAGTTTATGTTGATGTAGATACTAACTATCAAATTGATGTAGATAAGATTGAAAGTAAAATCACAAATAAGACACACGCAATATTATACGTTAATCTATTTGGTCAAACACCCAATTATAAAAAATTAAGAGAGATAGCAAATAAACATAACATATATTTAATAGAAGATGCAGCACAATCTATAGGTGCATTAACAGATAGTCCTGCAGATTTGACTTGTTATAGTTTTAATCCTGTAAAAAATTTAGGCGCATTTGGTGACGCTGGTGCATTAACAGGTAAAAAACATTTAATTGATAAAGCAAGACTATTAGTAAATCACGGTGGATCAACAAGATATAACTTTTCAAATCTAGGTATGAATGCAAGAATAGATAATATACAAGCTCAAATAGTTAAAACCCAGTTACCATATTTAAATAAATGGTTAAAAAAGAAAAAACAAATTTGTAATTACTATACTAAGCATTTAAAAAAATACTGTGTTACACCCATAGAAACAAATTTTTCAAATCATACTTATTATGTATATGTTATTCAAGTAAAAAATAGAGGTCAATATATAGATTATATGAAACAAAATGGCATTGAAACAAATATAAACTATCCATATGCTCTTACAGAATTACCTATGTTCTCAAAATACGGTAAGTGTCCTTATGCAGAAACTTTAAGTAAAAGTTTGGTTAGTTTACCCTGCTATCATACCTTAACCA